GCTTATCCCTCTTTCGTGCTTTAACGGATTTTAATTAAATTGATAACTTAATTAGGATTGTTCGTTGGAATGTTGTTCGTTGTAAAATTGTTGTTATTGCTCACTTTATTTTTATTTTTATTTTTTTTAGGTCTGATCAGTTTCGTGGAACTACGATCGACGACATGGTATATTGAGCGCGTAGAAGAATGTAGCTGGTCTAATGTTCTTTTTCGCGGTCATATTGCTTACCGTTTCGTTGATTATTTACAGGTTTCTAGTGATTGGTTTGATCTATCTCTCCCATTTGTTCGTAATGGTTGCGTCTATTCCAAAATGGACTGGAACGTAACCAGGCTCTATTGTTTAATTATTGCTTGTCCCATCCTTGGGGTCATTTTTCTTTATTGGTTTTTACGGTGTTGTTGGGTGCGTTTATTATTAAATGTCCCTTACTATCTGTCAACCAGTTTAAAAAGAGATCTCAGGGTTTTCCTATATCGGGCAAGTCGTATGAACGTTGAGACTGGTAAACGTACCGGCCATACCCATCCTGATGAGGCTAATGATCGTCAACGTGCAGAATCAATGATCACTCAGTTTTGTACCCTTAGCGGGTTGAAACGGTATGATTATCAAAATTCTCCTAGGTCAGAAAACTCAGCGGGTTGGCGCTCTTGGTTATTCGCTAAAGACATTAGAACAGATGTGAAATTTGATGAATTTTCGGAGGGTCACTTGTTAACCATGATAGACGTTGATTACTATGTTGATATGCCGGTCTTTCTCGATGGACGACCAGTGATGATTTATACATTTACTCCTGAAGGTGTTGCCGGAAAAACCAGAAATGGCAGTTTCCAGTTCACTGCCGATGGTACTGTCCAACAGAATATCATCGGTGGTGCTCATTATGAGCACCTCCTTTGGGACTATAATGTAGATGACATCGCTGTTCGCCATTGGTGGGGTACGGTCTACTACGTCATACATCGTGAAAAGATTTCGGCTCATCGTTCCGTAGTTTTGTTTATGCCGTTGCGTAAGTTGTATTTTCCTAATTTTTTCCCCTTTCAGTACATACTGGACCCAGCTCTTAGAGCAAACGGTCTTGTTAGGCGTGAGGTGGTTAAAAATGGAATTGCAATTAGCGTACATGATACAAACATCCATATGGCTCGAATAGGCGTATATCCTGAGATTGTATTGCCACTTGTTGCGTATCATACTGCCCTAGTAAGACTAGGAGAAACGAAGGAGCCTCACATAAGTGACGCCGAACGTATCTTCAATTCTTTTAAGGTGTCTGATTCTGCATTCGCGGCGACACAATTCTTTAAAATGTATGGCGATTTGGTGGATCGTTCTGTTAAACACACCCACTCGTTGCCTGATCTTGTTACTTACCAGGCGACTAAGGGATTGATCACGGAGGATGGCGCATCCAAGATGCGAGTAATAGCCCCCGCTATGTTCCCGGGTTATGCTCCTGCCAAGTCCTATAATAATGATTTGGCTTGCGTCACTGGGCGGCTAATCTCTGTTAAAAACACTGTAATTAATGAGCGGCTTGACCGCTCTTTGGTGCGATTCATAGCGGCACTCAAGAAGGCACAACCTCATGCTGTTTTGGTACCTGGGAATTTCGATGAACATCGGGACCACCTGCGTACACCAAACCAGAAGAGGAAGTTAGAAGATGAGGGCGAAGAAATTATGCAAGAGTCGGTTATGGTAAAATCGTTTCAGAAATCTGAAGCGTATGCCAAAATAACCGATCCTCGAAACATATCTACTTTGCCCACTTCTCATAATTACCGACTTGGATGTTACTCTGTGGCTTTCGCCGATATCTTGAAGGGTTTTCACTGGTATTGTCCTGGATTAACGCCCCAAGGGATTTCTTTGTTAGTGCACAAATTAGCAGTTGGTTCACAGTTTATCACTTCGTCCGATGTTAGTCGAATGGATGGGTCTGTGTCCCCGCAGCTACGACGTGTTTATGAGGAAGTTCTTAGAGCGTTTTGTGCGCCAGAGTATTTACCGGAATTATTGGTATTATTAAACGCGGAACTTGAAGCTGTGGGTTTTACAACCTTCGGTATTAAGTACAACGCTGATGGTACCATCTTATCTGGTAGTAGTATTACATCGCAGATTGGTTCAATCATAAATTGCTTTATAGCTTTTTGTGCATTGGAGCATATCAGTGATGACCCCTATTCCCTTCTTGGGTTATACTTTGGTGACGACGGGCTTACTGCTGACCTTGACTGCGAACTACTAATTCGGGTTGCGGCTTCTTTTGGTATGAAGTATGAATCTGAACAGCACATGCGTGGATCTGTTGTAAAGTTTCTCGCCAGGTTATATCTTGATCCCTGGGTTACGAAAGCCAGTGTTGCGGATGTTAAACGTCAGTGTGGTAAAATACACATGACACATCTGCCGGCCTACGTACCCCGGGAATTAATATTGTACCGGCGGGCTGCTGCTTACTTGTTATCAGACCCACACACACCCATTTTGAGTGTTATGTG